CGATAACGGCGTCGAGCGCGAAGAGCTCGGCGTCCAGTTTTGCGAGAGTCATTTTGGCGGCAAGTGGGTGCAGACCAGTTATAACGCCAACTTCCGTGGCAAGTATGCCGGCATTGGCGACACATACGATCCTGCGGCAAACGTGTTCGTCGCGCCGCCAATCGAATTACCTTCGGAGTAAGACATGGCCGATACCAAGATCAGCGCACTCACTTCTGGCGCTCCGGCGCAGGCTACAGATGCAACCGTCATTGCTCGCTCTGGCGCGAACTACAAGCTCACGGTGTCGGACATCGTAGGGTATCTCGGCAGTCCGATCACGGAGGCCAATGGTGGCACGGGAGAGTCAACCTACTCCAACGGGCAACTCTTAATCGGCAACGCCTCTGGTGGGCTGACAAAGGCGACGCTGACAGCTGGAACCAACGTCACAATCACGAACGGGAACGGCGCGATTACGATCGCTGCCTCTGGCGGCGGCGGCGGTACTGGAGATGTAGTCGGCCCCGCCTCTGCTGCCGACAACGCGATTGCTCGATACGACGGTACGACCGGCAAGTTGATTCAAGACAGCGGCGTCTACGTCAGCGATGCCAACAAGGTGTCCATCGGCAGCGCTGCGCCTGTAGCCCTGACTGCGACGATTACCCCACAAGTCCAGTCGCTCGGCACAAATATCAGCACCTCTGCCTACATGGTTGCCCGGTATTCTGCCGATGCTTCGCAGACGTTTTACTACACGGCCAAGTCACGCAATGCGACGGTCGGATCGCACACGGTACTGCAAGACAACGACGGCCTCGGCGGCATTGTGATGTGCGGCAGCGACGGCACGAACTTTGTCGTAGGCGCAGAGATTTTTGGCGAGGTAGACGGTACGCCGGGCTCCGGCTCGATGCCCTCTGCTATCGTCTTTCGCGTCAACAGTGTCGAGAAGTTTCGCGTCTGGAACGACGGCAAACTGACCGACGACAAGGGCAATCTACGCGCTGTCCCGCAATCGGGGTCTGCAAAGACCGGCAGTTATTCGCTAGCGACTACAGACGTTGGGCTCTTCATCGAGGTCGGCTCTGGTGGCTCTATCACGATCCCTGACGCGACGTTTGCTGCTGGCGATGTAGTGTCGATCTTCAACAACACAGCAAGTGGCGTCACGATTACTTGCTCGATTACCACGGCGTACATCGCTGGCACGGATGCAGACAAGGCAAGTGTGACTCTGGCAACAAGAGGTGTGGCGACAGTTTTGTTCATCAGCGGGACGGTTTGCGTAATCTCTGGCAACGTGAGTTAAGCAATGAGCGGCGCGAAACTTCTGCTGCTGGGAGCCGTTCAGCAGGCTGTAGCCTCTGACCCTTATTTCGAGAACACCACGCTGCTGCTGCCGGGCAACGGGACGAACGGCGCACAGAACAACACGTTCCTCGATAGCAGCACCAACGCCTTCAGCATTACCCGCAACGGCAACACGACGCAGGGTACGTTCTCGCCGTTCTCGCAGACGGGGTGGGGTGCGTATTTTGATGGGACGGGGGATTATCTGACGGTTACTGCAACATCGCCTTTGCAATTCGGCACTGGAGATTTTGCTATAGAAATGTGGGTAAATTTTACAAAAACAAATTCTGCAGGCGGAAGCGCAAGAAGAATTTTTGGGTTTGACACTGGTTCGCCATTTGAAATTTATATATTTTCGACTGGGACGATTGTTGTTTGGGATAGGACAACTACTTACATCACTAGCACTGTGGCGGCAAATACTGCGTCATGGGTTCATGTTGCTGTAACAAGATCAGGCACTGATCTAAAATTATTTTTGAATGGCGTTCAGTCTGGAAGCACTGCAACCGTTTCTACAAATTTTGCCCCAACAACTATTTTTGTTGGCGCAAATCCGGGAGGCCCAACAACAGGAAATTACGAGGGGTATATTTCAAATCTTCGTATGGTCAAAGGCGCTGCCGTCTACACCGGCAATTTCACGCCGCCAACCGTTCCTCTAACAGACATTTCTGGCACAGGGTTACTCACCTGCCAATCCAACCGTTTCATCGACAACAGCAGCAATGCGTTTGCGATTACGGTCAATGGCAACACCAGCATCCAAGCCTTTAGCCCGTTCAACCCCACGGCAGCGTGGAGTGCGGCGACGAACGGCGGGAGTGGGTATTTCGATGGGAGTGGGGATTTCCTGACGGTTGCCGCAACATCTTCATTGGCGTTTGGCTCCGGCGATTACACAATCGAAGGTTGGTTTTATGTAACAGGAACGTCTGATTATTTTGTTTTTGATATGCGAACGGCGTCAGGAATTTACGCCTACGTTGAAGGGTCAACGGGAAGTAACTTTGTTGTCGCAACAAGTGGAATAGCGCAATCAAACGCCGGAACTTATCGCGTAAATGCGTGGAATCATTTTGCTTTTGTTCGCTCTGGTAGCGGAACCAATAATACTAGCATTTACCTAAATGGTATTAGAACGCTGCAAGGAACAGATACAACAAACTATTCGTCTAATACTGGGGTTTATGTTGGCGCAAGGTATACGGCAACAGTTCCGTTTGTCGGGTATATATCTGATTTTAGATGCGTTAAAGGCACCGCTGTTTATTCCGGTGCAACTTATGCTGTTCCCACCGCTCCGCTCACAGCCATTACTAACACTCAATTACTCACTAACTTCACCAACGCCGGCATCTACGACGCGACGGCGAAGAACGATCTGGAGACGGTCGGCAACGCGCAGATCAGCACGACGCAGAGCAAGTTCGACGGCTCATCGATGTATTTCGATGGGACGGGGGATTATTTGGTAACACAATCCTCTGCTTTGAATGCACTAGGTTCTGGTGATTTTACTATTGAGATGTGGCTATATCCATCTAATACAAGTAGTGCATACAGAGCAATTATTGCGAGTGATGCATACACAGCAACAACAAACGGATGGACTGTTTATCAAAATGGAACAAGTATTGAAATGTACTATGCTAGTGGCGGTTCTACTCCTAATATTTTTACTGCAACATCTGCTTTAACATCAAGTGTATGGCAGCATTTTGCCCTAGTTAGGTCTTCAGGAACCCTTAAAGCATATGTTAATGGAACACAGGTTGCTTCTGTGTCGAATAGTATAAATTTTGTTGGTGATAAAATTTTTATTGGGGACAATAATGCTGGTAATTATTTCTTCAACGGCTACATCGACGACCTTCGCATAACCAAAGGCATCGCCCGTTACACCGCCAGCTTCACCCCGCCGACTACGGCTTCCCCGGTTCTGTGAGATAACCCATGACACTCTACAGTTTCAAAGGCCACTACCCCGTCGAGCAGATCGACAACAACAAGGGTTGGTACGAGGTTCCGGCAAAGCCAGAAGCGGCAGAGGGCAAGGAAGTAGCGTGGCTGAATGGCGAGTGGGTGGTGCGTGATCCGAAGCCTACTGACCGTCCGGGCTACCAATGGAACTGGAACCACGGCGCGATGGATTGGGTAGAATGTGAGTATGTTGTGACGCTGCCGGAAGGCGTGGAGCCGGAGCCGCCTGTAGTGACCGAGCCGACTGCCTCCGCTGCGGCAAGCAACGAATTCGATATAACTGTTGATGGAGTGCCTGTGTAATGGCTGACTCAAGAGCATCTGAAGTTCTAGAGGGCTACGACCGTCTGAAGGGCGCTCGTGGAACGTGGGAGAACCATTGGCAGGAAGTGGCCGAGCGCGTCTGGCCGACAATGGCCGAGATGACAGGCTGGCGCACACCGGGCGAGAAGCGATCAGAGAAGATCTTCGACTCGACCGCCCAGCGCGCGTTGCCGCGATTCGCTGCCGCGATGGATTCAATGCTGACGCCTGCGACCCAGCTGTGGCACGGTTTGCGTACTGGCATCCCCGAGCTCGACGATGACGTAGCGGTTCAGCGCTGGTGCGATGCCGTGCGCGACATCATGTTCCGGCAGCGCTATGCCCCCTCGGCCAACTTCGCTTCACAGGCGTTTGAGTGCTACATGAGCCTCGGCGCATTCGGCACATCGGCGCTGTTCGTCGATGAGATCCCGGGTGTTACGTTGCGTTACAGAGCGGTCGCGCTCTCCGAGTTGGTGATCGATCTTGATCACACCGGGCGCGTCGATACGGTCTATCGCTCGTTCCAGTTGTCTGCGCGTCAGGCAATGCAGATCCCGGGCTGGGCTGACAAGCTGCCCCGCGGCATCGTCGGACAAGCCAAGACGGCACCGAACACGATGTTCGAGTTCGTGCATTGCGTTCGCCCGAACACCGATTACAAAGAAGGCATGGCCGGTCAGGACGGGATGCGCTATCTGTCGCGCTACGTCTCCCGCGAGGGTCAGGTGCTGCTTGAGGACAGCGGTTACCGCTCAATGCCGTATGCGGTCGGTCGCTACGTCACCGGCCCGCGTGAGATTTATGGGCGGTCTCCAGCAATGGAGGCGTTAGCGGATATTAAGTCTCTGCAAGAGATGGAAAAGACCATGCTCCGTATGGCGCACCGCATGGTTGACCCGCCGCTCATCCTGACGGAGGAGGGGGCGTTAAACGCCTTCTCCGTGCGCCCTAATGCGTTGAACTACGGCTACCTCCGCGACGACGGTACGCCGCTAGTGCAGCCTCTGATCACGGGCGGCAATCTGCCGATCGGTATCGAGATGGCTGATCAGAAGCGTCGCGCTGTGAACGACTCGTTCTTGGTGACGTTGTTCCAGATCCTTGTTGAAAGCCCGCGCACGATGACGGCGACCGAGGTGTTGCAGCGCGCACAGGAAAAGGGCGCTCTGCTCGGGCCGACGATGGGTCGCCAGCAGTCGGAGTTCTTGGGGCCGATCATCGACCGCGAGCTTGACTTGCTCTCGGCGAGCTTCAATCTGCCGGAACCGCCGCCTGTCCTGCTCGACTACCTGTCATCGGGTGGCGAGATCCTGCCCAAGTATCAGGGGCCGCTTGCTCGGTTGATGAAGACCGAGGAGGCTGCGGGCATTCTGCGCACGATCGAGGCCATGCTGCCCGTTGCACAAGTCTCTGGCGATATGTCTGTCCTGCGCCGCATCAACTCGGATGAGGCCATCAAGCTCATTGCCGAGGCCAACGGTGTCCCGGCCAAGGCGCTGCGCACCGATGAAGAGTTGGCCGAAATGGACGCTGAAGCTGCGCAAGCGCAGCAGACAGAGCAACTGCTGGCCGCCGCCCCGATTGCTGGTCAGGCCGCAGAGCGATTTGCAAAAGCCGAACAGATCGCGGCATCGGCCCCGCGTAGAGCAATCCCGGGAGTTTGACGATGGATGCGCAGATGATGTTCAACATTTTGGTCGGTATGTCTGGCTTTCTCGGCGGCTGGGTTTTGAACAATCTCACCCGCTCCATTGAAAAGCTCGACCGGGATGTGCGCAATCTGCCGCTGATGTACGTCACCAAGGCCGATTACCGAGACGATGTGCAGCATATTCGGCGCACCCTCGACGATATATTCAATCTGATCAACCAACTCTCGACTACCAAAGCGGACAAGTAACGTGGATCTGTTCGAGATTCTGACTCGAGCATGGCCCATTATCCTAGCGGTCATTACGCTAATCATTGTCCTGTCAAAGTTAGATCTCCGAGTGGCTGTCCTTGAGGATAAGATCAAGACCCTATTCGACCTGATCAACAAGAAGTGAGGCCCAGCCATGATGACTATGCTTTCGACCTTTCTGTCATTCCTCGCTGGTGGCCTGCCCAAGTTCCTGCAATTCTTCCAAGACCGGCAGGACAAGTCGCATGAGTTGGCAATCCTGCGTCTCCAAAAGGAGCGCGAGCTCGAGTTAGCCGCCAAAGGCTTTGCCTCGCAGGAAAAGGTTGAAGAGATCCGCACCGAACAGGTTCTCGCCGAAACCTATGCGCAAGAGCGGGTGGCGTTGTACAAGCACGACACCGAGATCGGCAAAGGCGCAAGCCAATGGATCATCAATCTTCGGGCGTCGGTCAGACCTGTGGTGACTTATATCTTTGTGCTGGAACTTGTTGTTTTGAATGCAACTGGTGTATGGTACGCGTATAGCACCGGCATCCCTTTTGCCGTGGCTATGGATAATGTGTTCGGCGAAGATGAAATGTTGATCCTTTCGAGCATCATTGCATTTTGGTTTGGGACGCAAGCATTTAAGAAATGAACATAAGCGAGCAGGCGCTCGCCCTGATAAAAAAGCATGAGGGCGTTCGTTTGCGGCCATACATCTGCCCATCGGGACTGCACACCGTGGGCATAGGTCATATGCTCTATCCCGAGCAGGCTCGGTTGCCGGTGATCAGAACGGCAGATAATGGCAACTTCCCGCTGCGCCGGGACTACCCGCTAAAACCAGAGGACAACCGTGTCTGGGACATTGACGAGGTGGATGCTCTACTGGCTAAAGACCTTCAGCGATTTGAGTCAGGCGTGGCCCGATATTGCGCTATTGATCCTGATCGCCAAGGCCAGTTCGATGCCTTGGTGAGCTTTAGCTTTAACGTCGGACTCGGGAACTTGCAGCGCTCGACGCTGCGCATGAAACACAATCGCGGCGACTACTGGGGCGCTGCATCGGAGTTCATGAAATGGACAAAAGCAGCCGGAAAGATTCTGCCGGGTCTCGTAGCAAGGCGCGAGGACGAAGCCAGAATGTACCTGTCATCCAGATGTACGACGGAGTCTGGTACCGAGTAAAGGGATACACCTATACCGAATGCTGCGATTGCGCGCTCACGCACAAAGAACAGTACAGGCTTGTTGATGGGCATTTGGAATGGACGGCGGTACGCGATGACAAGCGCACCGACGAACGCCGAAAGGAACTCGGCATCAAGGTAACCAAAAAGAGGTGATGCTGTGGTAGCCGCGAAGGCGACAGAAGAGCAGATACTCGAGACACTACGAAAGCACAATGGGATACGGTCGGCAGCGGCCGCAGAACTCGGGCTCAATGAGCGAACCCTGCTGATACGTCTCAAAAAGATGAGGGGCAAGGGGGCGGTAATCCCGCCCTCAACATATCAGCCGGGTCGCCAGACGCCAGCCGCAAAAGAGTTTGAATTCACCCCGTTGCCAGATGACGACGTTTCGATCGACGAGTTGATTGAGCAGCGCAAGCGCAAGTTCGCGCACAAGCGCGAACACGAGGAGGCGTCAAAGCTCATCCCAATTCGCATCAAGCTCAATGGGCCGATCGGTCTGCTGCATTTTGGCGATCCGCACGTTGATGACGACGGATGCGATATTGAAGCTCTTGAGCGACACACGGATTTGTGCAACCAGACAAAAGGCTTATTCGCCTGCAATTTGGGCGATACAGTAAACAACTGGGTCGGAAGGCTGTCCATGTTGTACGGTGAGCAGGCGACATCTGCCGCGCAGGCTTGGCGTCTAGCCGAGTGGTTCGTGGGTCGCTGCAACTGGCTTTATATGATTGCTGGTAATCACGACCTGTGGAGCGGAGCTGGAGATCCTTTGAAGTGGATCGCAAAACAACAAAACGCCTTGTACAGACCTAGCGAGGCGCGGATCGCATTGCAGTTCCCCAACGGTCGCGAGGTACGCATCAACGCAAGACACGACCACGCAGGCTCGTCAGTATGGAACCCAGCACACGGCCCAATGAAGGCGGCGATGATGGGGACGCGCGATCACATTTACGTTGCAGGCCATAAGCACGAAAGCGCCTACTCTGTGCTGAAAGACCCGATCTCGGGAATCACAATGCACTTGATCAAGGCCGCGTCGTACAAAGTGTACGATCGATACGCAAAAGAGCGCGGATTTCGTGACAACGCGCTGTCGCCCTGCGTACTGACAACAATCAACCCGCTGCTGCCGGACGATCACCCAGATATGGTCAAAGTCTGGTGGGAGCCAGAGGAAGGCGCTGAATATCTGACTTGGTTGAGGAATCGCTGATGCCCAGCATGATGGCTGTGATGCGCTCGAGAATCGCTCGAGTGATGTTCCGGTCGCGCGCCTACAAGCGGGCTCTGCTCAATGGCAAGACCGGCAAACTGTCCGAAGACGGCCAGATCATTCTGGCGCATCTGAAGCGGTTCAGCCGCTACGGCAAGCCACCCGTCGCCGCAGATAAAACCGGGGCAACGGATATGTTCGAGGTCGGTCGAATGGTTGGCCGACAAGAAACGGTGCAGCTTATTGTCGAGGCGCTGCAACTGGACGAAAAGACCTTGACCAATCTGCAAGAGGAATTCATCGATGAGTGACGATCAAGGGTCTGTGGAAACAGGCAACCCGACTGCTCCGGCAGCGGCTCCCGCGTGGTACGCGCCGGAAGGGATCGACCAAGGTACGGCTAGTCAACTAGGTGAACTAGTCAAGGCCAAGGGATGGAAGGGGCCAGCCGACGCGCTGCTCTCTTACCAGAACCTCGAGAAGGTATTCGGTGCTGACAAGGCCGGACGCACCATTCTCGCCCCCAAGTCGGATGACGATGCCGAGGGTTGGAATAGCCTCTATAACCGCCTAGGAAGGCCGGAGAGCGCCGATAAGTACGAACTGCCAGTCCCGGAAGGGGATGACGGCTCATTCGCGCAGGCGGTCGCTCCGGTGCTGCATGAGCTTGGGCTGACCAACAAGCAAGCCAAGGGACTCGCCGAATGGTGGAACGAAACGTCCGGCAAGCGGATAGAAATGGAGCGAGAGGCATTTCTTGCCAAGTCAGAGGAAGAATTTGCAGGGTTGCGCCGGGAATGGGGTGCCGCTGCTGATCAGAACATCGAGCTTGCCAAGCGGGCTGTGGCGAAGTTTGGTGCAGATGCCGGGATCGATGCTGATTCGCTGGAGCGGCTTGAGGAGGCGATCGGCACCGGGCCGATGCTCAAACTCTTTCATGCTGTTGGAGCGTCGTTCGCGGAAGGCACGTTCGTGGCCTCCGAGGGTACGACTGGCGGTGCGCTCACCCCGCAGGCAGCGAAGAACAAAATCGCTGGGATGTTCGCTGATCAAGAGTTCATGGCTCGCTACATGAACCGCGACGAGAAGATCCGCGCCGGTGCGATTGACGAGATGATGCGCTTGCAACGAATGGCAAACCCAGAACTGTTTACAGAGTAGTTGCGAGTGTGGTACGCGCGTGTGTATCATCCGCGTGTATCTCCTAGAGAGCTAGCAAGCGTTGAGGCCCGGGAGAGATCTCGGGCCTCTTTTTTAGGATCGGGCAAGTCGTAAGACCCCGCTGACAGTCGGAAAGACGACCGAATGGTGGGAGCGTATCCCGCAAGGATTTGGCCCCGGCGACGGACAAGCTATCCGAGAAACACTACTTATTTAGTTTTTTTGGAGGGCTATCATGGCCGATAATATTGCATCAGTTTATGCCGTACAGTACGGCACGAACATCTCGCTGCTTTTGCAGCAAAAGGGCTCCAAGCTGCGCAGTTCTGTGCAGACTGGTTCGTACAAGGGCAAGCAGTCTGAAGTCGTCACGCAATACGGTGCTACCGCTGCTCGTGCGGTTTCGACCCGCTACCAGCCGATCGTCCCGGTCAACACCCCGAACAACCGTCGTTGGGTGTTTCCGGAAGACTTCGATTGGGCTGACCTGATCGACAACTTCGACAAGCTCCGTCTCCTCGCTGACCCGCAGTCTGCCTATGCGCAGAACGGTCTCTACGCGATGGGCCGTGCGATGGACGATGTGATCATCAGCGGTATGCTCGGCGACAACAAGACGGGCGAAGCTGGTGGCACGACCACGGGCTTTGACACGACGAACCAGCGCGTTGCTGTGAACTACGCTGCCTCTGGCAACGTGGGTCTCACGGTGGACAAGCTGCGCGAAGCGCGTCGCATCCTGATGGAGAACGAGGTCGATCTCGACGCGGAGCCGGTGTATTGCGCCATCTCTGCCGAGCAGCACGACGATCTCTTGGGCCAGATCCAAGTGGTCTCGAGCGACTTCAACGGCGACACTCCGGTGATGAAGGATGGCAAGGTGATGCAGTTCTTGGGCATCAACTTCATCCACACCGAGCGCTTGCCGACAACCTCGAGCAACCGTCGCTGCCCTGTGTGGGTGCCCTCGGGCGTTCACTTGGGTATGTGGAATGACATCATGTCTGACATCACGCAGCGTCGTGACTTGTCTTCGCACCCGTATCAGATCTATCTGATGGGTACTTTCGGCGCTACGCGCACGGAAGAGAAGAAGGTCGTTGACATCCTCTGCGCGGAATAAGGGAGTAAACGAAAATGGCAGTTGTAGCAGTTAAGTCAACCCTTATCACCAATGCAGATGCGACGCCCGTCGTCCTCAACAGCCCCCGTGTTGATGGCGCTTTCGAGCACGTTAAGGTTGCGACCGCCGCTATCACCTCTGGTGACAGCGTCGATTCGACCTACCGTATGTTTCGCGTTCCCTCGAATGCGGTCGTGACGGATCTGCGCATCTACGCGCCGGACATCGGCACCACGACCATTGCTGACATTGGCCTCTATGCGGCTGATGGCGGTGCGGTTGTTGATGCGAACTTCTTCGCCGACGCTCTGTCCCTCAAGGATGGCGCTCTCAACGGCGTGGATGTTCTGCATGAGGCTGCGGTGTTCACGATTGCGAACAGCGGCAAGGAGCTGTGGGACGCCCTCGGCCTCACCAGCGACCCGTCTGTCTCGTATGATGTGGCTCTCACTCTGACCGGCGCTGCTGACGCGACCGGCACGGTGAAGCTCATCGGTCGTTACACGGCGTAATGAACAGGGGCGGGCTGGGTAACTGGCTCGCCCCTCTCTCCTTGGAGAAATCAAATGGCAGAGCGTTTCTACGGCATTGACCGCGGCGAGCAGGGCGTTCGCAATGTGACCGAAGGTTCGGGTTCAACGGCAACGACCGACGTCGAATTGCGCGTCGATCTTGCTGCAAACATGAACAAGGACGAGGTTTTGTTTGCTATCGAGTCCATCAAGGACGCGATCATTCAAGACATTTGGCCCCCGGCTTAACGGTCTCGGGGCTTCCCGATGGCCGCTAGCAATGTAGCAATCGCAAACCTCGCGCTGACGAAGCTCGGGGATTTGCGCATTTTGAATCTCACGGATAACACCAAGCCTGCGCGCGAGGCGAATGCCGTGTTCGATATGACGCGGGACTATCTCCAGCGTCGTTTCTCGTGGCGGTTCTGCATCAAGCGAGCGAACCTCGCTGCGGATTCCGGCACTCCGCTGTGGGACTGGTCGTATCAGTACCAGATCCCGACCGACTGTCTGCGCATCCTGCAAGTCGGCCAATGGTATCCCTCGCCCGATATGTCCGACCTGATCTCTACTGGCGGGCAGGAATACGTTCTTGAGGGTAAGTACATCCTCTCGAATCAGGCTGGCCCGCTGAAGCTACGATACCTGTCGCGGGTGACTGATCCGGTGCAGTTCGATACGGCGTTCGATATGGCCTTCTCGGCGTATCTTGCGTACTTACTTGCTGAACCGCTGACCGCGAGCGCAGAGCAAAAACAGATGGCCTATAACGATTATCGTAATGCGATAAAGGATGCGGTCATCGCAAACGCAATCGAGAATCCACCGGAGTCGCTTGCCGACCAGACTTGGATCTTGGCGAGGCTGTAAGACATGGCGAAAAGCTCGCCCGCGATCTCTAACTTCAACGGCGGCGAGGTCGGCCCTCTCCTATCCGGTCGCGTCGATTTTGAGAAGTACAGCAGTTCCTGCTACAAGATGGAGCGGTTCATCCCAACCGTGCAGGGGCCAGCCAAGCGCGGCACCGGCACTCGGTTTGTGCTGCCGACCAAGTATCAGGACAAAGCCTCGTACCTCAAGCGATTCGAGTTCTCGTTTGATCAGGCCTATATCCTCGAGTTCGGCGACCAGTATGTGCGCTTCTACACCGATCGAGGTGTGGTACTCGGTGACACACTTGACATTACCAACATCACGCAAGCCAACCCGGGCGTACTGACCTACACCGGCACCGATCCCGCCAACGGCAACTGGTTCTATGTAACCGGCGTCGAGGGCATGACCGAGATCAACAATCGGTATGTGCGTGTATCCAATGTGGATACAGGTGCCAATACTTTTCAACTGACCGATTGGTTTGGTAACGCGATCGACACGACGAGTTATAGCGCATACGTCTACAACGGCGATATGCAAAAGGTCTACGAGATCGCCTCGCCCTATGCCGTTGCCGATCTGACGAACCCAGAAGGCGGCTGCGCCTTGTCGATTGTCCAGTCAGGCGATGTGCTCTATATCGGCTGCGAGGGCTACGCGCCGCGCACGTTGACCCGTAGCGGCAACACCAGCTGGGCGTTTGCGACGTACTCGCCAAACGATGGCCCGTTCCAAGTTGAGCCGCTTGATCCGAAGAATTTCACGTTGGGCGCGTCATCCGGTACGGGTGTGGCGATTGCCTGTTCAACCGACATCTTTGAGAACGAGCACGTTGGGATGCTGTTCCGGCTGGAGCCGATCAACATCACGACGCCGCCGTGGGAAACGAATAAGGCGGTCACAGCGACGAATCTGCGCAAGTCTGATGGCAAGTACTACGAGGCGCAGAACTCGGCTACAACGGGCTCTGTGCGCCCTATACACGAAGAGGGCAAAGAGTCTGACGGTGCCGTGACTTGGGAGTATCTGCACCCGGGCTATGTCATCGTCAAGATTACGGCAATTACGGACGCGCAGAATGCGACTTGCGACATTATCGGCCCGGGCATTGCCCCTGCCGAGATCGTAGCCGGTGACGATTGCCGATACCGCATCGGCGCATGGGGCGAGGCGACAGGTGCCGCGTTCCCGTACAAGGTTGCCTTCTGGCGCGATCGGTTGTGGTGGTCTGGAAACCAGCAGATTTACGCCTCGGTGGCCGGTGACTATTCCTCGATGGCTCCCGACACGCTCGGTGAGATCCTTGCTGACAACTCTATCTCGCTGACGCTCTCGGTCGGCAAGGTAGACAAGATCCGCTGGATGACGGCATCGGATGTGTTGCTGATCGGCACGGCTGGCTCTGAAGTAGCCGTACAAGAGATCACGGGCAACCAAGTGCTCGGCCCCGAAAACGTAAAGTATGAGATCCAGTCGGCTGAAGGTTCGCGCGAACTAGAGCCGGTGCTGGTTGAGGATTCGGTGCTATTTACCCGCATTGGTGGGCGGCGCGTTATAGAACTGCGGTTCGACATTCAATCGGATTCGTGGGTTCCGCGCGATATGAACGTGCTATATCCCGAAATTACCCAGTCTGGCATTGTCGATATTGCGTACCAAAAAGAGCCGGACAATATCATCTGGACTGTGCTCTCCAACGGTCGCCTGATCGGCATGACCTATGACCGAGAGCAGAACGTCTACGGCTGGCACAGACATCCGATCGCTGGCACGAATGCCAAGGTCAAGTCTGTTCAGATTGCGACTAGTCCGGACGCCAACGTGGATGATGTGTGGGTCATCGTCGAGCGATCTGTTGCTGACGCCAGCATAGAAAACTTTGTCACGTTAGAGGATGGATCTGGCATTTTGCTAGAGACCAGCTTCAAGCTTCTCGGCGAAACGTCGGTTGCTGGTGCAGTTAATACTCGCAAATTTGTGGAGTATTTTGCAGAGGGATTTGAGCAGGACGATGACATTGAAGGCGCGGTGTATCTTGATACGTCGCTTGAGTTTGACGGCTCTGTTGCTGAAATTATTCAGCCCGGTAACAATGCGACCGTGCAAGGCGCAACAAATGTTGCGTTTACCGTAACGTCTACGCTAGAGCTAGTTACCGAAGACGGTCTAGACTTTTTGGCAACCGAGGCCGATGAAACCATAGCAATCGATGACGATGTGTTTAAGGCAGGCGATGTTGGCCGTGAGATTCGGGTGCGTTACTTTGATGAAACTGCGGGCCAATGGCGCACATCTCGGGCGCTCATTACGTCGCTAGTCAGTCAAGAGCAAGTGCTTTGCACAATTATCTCGCCATTTGAGACAGACGATGCCATCCCCGCTAATGGCTGGCGTATGACATCGACAACGGTGTCGGGTCTGTGGCATCTCGAAGGGCAGACGGTTTCTGCTCTGGCTGATGGTGCCGAGGTGGAAAACCTGACCGTGACCAATGGCTCGGTGACATTCCAGACGCCGATCGCTCGAGCGCAGATCGGCCTGCCGTATACGTCTTATCTTGCCACTCAACGGATTGAGTCTGGTGCCACGGATGGCACGGCGCAGGGTAAGGTCAAACGCTTCCACCAGATCGTGATGCGCCTGTACGCGAGTCTTGGTGGCAAGGTCGGGCCGGATGCGTCATCGACCGATTACATTTTGTATCGTTCGCTGTCAGACTACATGGATGAAGTGCCGCCTGTTTTGACGGGCGACACCGATAAGACCCCGTATCCGGGCGGATACGAAACCGATGGCCGTATCTGGGTGGT